ACAAGGGAACGAGTCCGAGCCGGAAGGCGTGGGCCGAGAATATCCTCGCGTTCTCGATCTTCGCCCGTAATCACTCGGACGCGGTCCTCTACCTCCATACGGATCGTCACGGAGCGATGGGCGGCCTTAAGCTCGACGAACTCGTCCGGTCCGTTGGTCTCGAGGAACGTCAGTATCGGTTCGTTAATCAGTGGGCGTACCGGACCGGTATTCCGCAAGAAGGCGTCGCCGCGCTAATGACCGCGACCGACGTCGGACTCCTCCCGACAATGGGTGAAGGCTTCGGTCTTACCGCGGTCGAACTGCAAGCGACCGGAACGAAGGTCATTGTTAATAACTTCTCGGCGCAGCCCGAGCTCGTCGGCGACGGTTACCTAGTCGAAGGTCAACCGTGGTGGGACGCGAGTCAGCGGGCGTGGTTTAACCTCCCGATGGTCGGATCTATCGTCGAGCAACTCGAGGCCGCCTACGCCGCGGGCCGCGGACGTTCGCAGAAGGCGATCGACTTCGTCGTAAAGAACTACGACGCCGACGTCGTCTATAACGATCTCTGGCGACCCGTTCTCGATCGGCTCGCCGCGTGATACCGGTAATGATCGTCCCGATCCTTACCCGGCCGGAGATCCTTTACCGGATGCTTCACTCGATCGACTACCCGATCGACCGGCTCGTCGTTATCGACAACGGAGATTGCGTCGACCCGGATCGAATCGACGTGAACGGCAATATTCGCCGCGTGCACCTAATCTCTATCCCCTCGAACCTAGGCGTCTCCGGGTCGTGGAACCTAGGGATAAAGGCGGCCCCGTTCGCCCCCTACTGGCTGATCGCGAACTTCGACCTCGTATGGCCTCCCGGTTCCCTCGAGGCTCTCGACCTCGCGGCCCGACCCGACGCTCTCGTCCTCTCCGGAGCGTCCCCCGAATGGTCGGCGTTCCTCCTAGGAGAGAAGGTCGTCGAAACGATCGGCCTCTTCGACGAAAGCTTCCACCCGGCCTACTTTGAGGACAACGACTATAAGCGACGAGCGGAACGCTACGGCGTCGAAATCGTCCGGTCCGGTATCCCGGTAAGGCACTACAACTCGTCAACCCTAGAAGCCGGATATGCCAGCGTTAACTCGCGGACGTTCGGCGCGAACGAAACGTATTACGCCCGGAAGATCGAGACCGACGACTTCTCCGAAGGACGTTGGGACCTAAACCGCCGCCGGGATAACTCGTGGGACTAGGACTAATAACCGCGGTCTACGGGAAATACGATCTCCTTCGCCCGCTACCGGACGGACACGGATTCGACGAAGCGATCGCCGTAACCGACGACCCCGAACTCTCCGCGACCGGATGGACGATCCTCCTCGAACCTCGAGATGAACACCCGAGGCTCGCGGCGAAGCGACCGAAGTTCCTCCCGATGAACTACCTCTCGACCGACTCGAGCGTCTGGATCGACGCTGCGTTTAGCGTCAACGACGGCCGCTTCTCGGACTTCGCCCGCCGCGCTATCGAAGCGAACGACCTAACGGTATGGCGACACCCCGAGGCCCGCGACTGTCTATACCAAGAAGCGAGCTACTGCCAAGACTGGCCGAAGTACGCGAACGACCCGATCCGCTCGCAAGTCGCCTCCTACCGCGACGCCGGTATGCCCGAGCACTTCGGACTCTTCGCCGCCGGAACGATAGGCCGACGACATACCGAAAGCGTTAAGAAGTTCGGCGAAGCGTGGCTCGGCGAGAACGAACGCTGGAGCATCCAAGACCAGATAAGCCTCCCGTTCCTCCTCTGGCTCGAAGGAATAACACCCGGCATTTGGGACGCGCACGAGTTCCAGAACGACCTCCTTAGATATCACCCTCACCTGCGGACGGAATAATGACTAGACCAACCGTAGGTATCGTCGCCGTCTGCTACTCCTACGACGAATACATTCTTGGCTGGGCCGAGTCGATTAAGAACCTAACGACCGCTCCGGACAAGATCGTCCTAGTCTGCGCGACCGCCCCGTCCGAGCTCCCGATCGACGTCGACGTTCGGGTATCCGATGAACCGTTTACGTTCGGCGGCTGGCTTAACCTAGCCGTCGACGCCTGCGATACCGACTGGATCGTCTGGGTCTGCGTAGACGACCTCTACCGACCGAACGCCCTCGACGGGATCGCCGAACGAACCGAGGACGTTATCGCCTTCGGAATGGAATCGAGCCTCGGAGTTTGGCTACCCGTCGTCTCGCCCGAGTCGATCCTCGAAATGAACGCGAACCTAATCCCTTGTGGATCGCCTTTCCGCCGGTCCCTCTGGGAGCGACTTCCGTTCCAGCCGCAACACGGCCCCTACGAGGACTGGGCACTCTGGGTCGGGTTTGCCGCGATCGGCGCGACCTTCGGAACTAGCGGCCGGATCGACTTCGACTACCGCTGGCACGACGACACACCTACGGCCTTAGAACCTCTCCGAACGCAAATCTCGAACTGGATAAGGAGCCTCGTATGACCTATGCGACGCTGGCACAAGTTAAGGCCGCGCTCCGTATCGGTACGGCCGACACGGTCGACGACGCGCTCCTAACGATCGCCCTCGACTCCGCTACCGAAGCGATTAGCGCGTACTGCGGACGAACCTTCGGAACCGCCGGAACCGCTACCGCAACCCGCTACTACGCGGCCGGGAAAGCCGACGACGTCGAGGTCGACGACCTCCAGAGCATTACGACGGTCGAATGGTCGAACGACGGAACGAACTGGAACGCGACTACCTCCTATCAAGCGGAGCCGCTTAACCGCTACACGGACGGCCTTAGTTGGCCGATAACCCGACTCCGTACTACCGCTAACCTCGCGTGGCCGGTCCTTAACGGAATCCAGACGGTCCGCATTACCGGCATCTACGCCTTCGGCTCCGTCCCTAGCTCGATTACGCAGGCGGCGGTTATTCAGGCGTCTAGGTTCTTTAAGCGACTCGACTCGCCCCTCGGCGTAACGATGGGAGAGTTCGGCGCGCTCCGACTTCTCTCCCGTATCGACCCCGACGTCGAAGTCCTCCTGCAGCCGTACCGTCGCTTCCGGGCCGCGCTGTGACCGTCGCCGAGATTCGCGAAGGAATCGCGACGAACCTAGCGGCGATCTCCGGTCTCCGCGCCTCCTCGTTCGTACCCGATAACCCGACCCCGCCGATCGCGGTCGTCGTCCCGCAGCGGATCGAGTTCGACGCCGCTATGCGCCGCGGTCTCGATACCTACACGTTCGACGTACTCGTAATAGCGAACCGAGCCTCGGAGCGCGGCGCACAAACAACCCTCGATAGTTACTGCAACCCCTCCGGACCAGCGTCCGTGAAGACCGCAATCGAGGCCGACAAGACTCTCGGAGGAAAGGCATCCGACCTCCGAGTAACCGAGATGAGCAACTACGGCCCGCTCAGTATCGGCGAAACGCAATATCTCGCGGCGACCTTCACGGTCTCCGTAATCGCTAACACCTAGGAGATTCATCATGGCAAAGTTCGTCGCGACCGATTTTAAGATCACCGTCGCCGGAACCGATCTCAGCACGTCCATCACCTCTGCCGAACTGTCCCTCGAGGCAGACGACAAGGAGACCACGACCTTCGGAACGACCTTCCGTACCCGCGTCGCCGGTCTTAAGCAGGGTTCCGTAAAGCTCGACTTCCTGCAGGACTTCGCGGCATCGTCCGTTGAGGCCACCCTCTACCCGCTGCTCGGCACGATCGCAACCGTTGTGATCACCCCGACCTCGGGAACCGCTTCGGCAACTAACCCGCAGTACTCGGTCCCGTGTCTCGTTACTCAGATCCAGCCGATCAGCGGCGCAGTTGGCGATCTGGCAACGCAGTCCGTTACGTGGCCGACCTCCGGCACCGTTACCAAGACCCCGTAATCCTGACCCTCAAACAATCCTGCTAAGTAAGGAGTCCCTGCCATGATGCGGATCGCACTAGAAGTTAAGTACGTCGACGGTCGGGCGCAGAAGATTATGGTCTCTGCGCCCGACCTGATCGCCTTCGAGCGTCACTTCGATAAGCCAATGGCCGAAGTTGCCTCGGGTCGGATCGAATACCTCTGGTGGGTTGCTTGGCACGCGACTAAGCGTAAGCACCTCACCGAAGCGGACTTCGATTCGTGGATCGACTCGATCGACGAAATCTCCGACGACGAAGAGACGCCCGAGGAAATCGCCCCTTTGGAGAACAGTCAGCCCATTGGCTGATCGTTCATCTCGCCTATGAGTTTCATATGACCCCGACGGAAGTTCTTTCCGAGACGGATCGTATGCAGGCGACGATGTACCGCTACCTCCGTTGGCGCTCTATCCAGAACTCTCAACCGAGGTAGCGAACATTATGCGAGTCGAGCTCGAGAACTACGAGACCGTAATGAAGTACCTAAAGGCGTTCGAGAACGACACCTTTAAGGCGGTCGAGAAGGGTCTTAAGGAAGCGGTCAAGCCGGTCGCAAAGCGAGCGGCTGACCTCTATCCTCGCGGCGAAGCCCTATCAAACTGGGGCCGATGGATCGCTAACGGCGAAGGCAAGAACGTTGATATCGCCGGAGGAGATACCCGAGACCTCTCGTATCGGTACGGCAAGATCGCTAAGAGTATTAAGCCAACGACTCGGAAATACCGTCGGATCGGAATGGCTCAGAAGAACTTCATCGGTATTCAGGTAATGGACCCGGCCGGTTCGATCTTTCATACGGCCGGTTTTGGAGGCGGCCGCTACCGCTACAAGGGCAAGCGCGGCTTGACGTTCCGAGAAAATATGCGGAACAAGAATCCCCGACCGCGTCCGCTATGGAAGGCGGCAAGCGAAGCCGGGGGAGAAATCGAAGCCGCAATCTGGACCGAACTTCGCAAGGCGGAGTCGGCCTTTAATCGTCTGCAAGGAAACTAGGAGGAACCGGTGGCCGGTGCTGTTGTATCCATTGGCTCCTCCTTTGACGCTAAAGGCATCGACAAGGCGCAGAAGGAACTCGACAAACTAAAGACGCAAACGAGCGGAGCTTCGAGCGCGCTCCAAGAGTCAAGCGGAAGAATGTCCGCTCTCGGAAAGACTGCCGCTATCGCGGCCGTCGCCGGAGTCGCCGTCGCTGCTAAAGCAACCTATGACTTCGCGGCCGCAAGCGTCTCCGCCGCGCAGGAGGCTCAGGTAGCGGACGCCCGACTCGGGGCCGTCGCTAAGTCGATGGGATACGTCTCCGGCGCATACCGCGGCGGCATCGACCGAATGAACGAATACTCGACGCAGTTGTCGAAGCAGATCGGCGTCGAGGACGAGTCAATCAAGGCTGTCCAGTCTAAGTTGTTGACGTTTAAGGCCGTCGGCGACACCATGAACGACACCGGTGGCGCAATGGATCGCGCTACGCAAGCGGCCTACGATCTCGCCTCGGCCGGTTTCGGCTCCGCCGAAGGTAACGCTACGCAACTCGGCAAAGCTCTACAAGATCCGATCAAGGGGATCTCGGCACTAACTCGTTCCGGCGTTACGTTCACGGCCGCCGAGAAGGACAAGATCAAGGCTTTAGTCGAATCCGGAAATGCGTCTAAGGCGCAGGAGATGATTCTTAAGGCCGTCGAGAAGCAGGTTGGCGGAACGGCCGAAGCGACCGCTACCGCCGCCGACAAGATGAAGGTCTCCTTCGGCGAGCTCCAGGAGAAGGTCGGAGCCGCGCTCCTCCCTACCCTTAACAAGATCGCTGACACTCTCGGACCGATCTTTGAGAAGTTGCAGGGGCCACTTGGGAAGGTTGCCGAGATGCTCGGCGGCGCGATCGCTAAGGCGTTCGACGCTCTCGCCCCCGTACTTCCCGTTCTCGCCGAAGCCCTCGGGAAGATCGCTGGAGTCCTCGGAACCGTTCTAACGGCCGCTATCTCCGCCCTAGTCCCGGTGATTACTCCTCTGCTAAGCATCCTTGGCCAACTAGCGACCCGTATCGGGCCGATACTCGAGCCAATCCTGATGAAGATAGGAACGGTCCTCGGAGAACTTCTCTCTGCCGTAATGCCCCTCCTCGCCCCGTTAACGCAACTCGTAATGGGCATCCTTGACGCGGCCGCCCCGATCCTCGGCGTCGCCGTCGACCTCGTCGGAATCCTCGTCCGCGCTCTCGGCCCTCTATTCGCGGCAGTCGGGCAACTTCTCCAGCCGCTCGGCCAGTTGATCATGGTTCTACTTAAGGCGATCCTTCCGGTCATCGAGCCGCTCCTTCCGGTCATCGAGGCGCTCGCGAAGGTTCTCGGAGACGTCCTAACCCGAGCGGTCGGCGTA